AACACCAATAAGACGAACCCACCCTGTCGGATAGATAGTCACTCTAGCTATATAGTAATTAGTACCATCAAAAACAATAGTAGGAGTAATAATATATTGATTAGGTCTATAACCAGGGGGCAATAAGAAAATATCTGTATTGTCAGAACCGCCAGTAACTCTACCTTTAAGATGAACAAAGCCATTTTCATCCTTCATATAGCCTACAGTTGTTTCTACAGTATGCCCATTCAACAATGTTGGCGTAATCCATTGCCCCTGCACTTTCCTAGCTTTCGTATTTTCAACCACACTCAACCGTGTCTCAATATCTGCTTGATTCAATGCGAGCCTGTCCACGATTGTTTTCATATTCGGGTCATATTCGCCAGTAATCTGCGTTAGGTTGCAAGTTATGGTGTGTTGGTCGAGAGCAAGGTAAGTGACCTCATAAGCGGCTGTGGGGTCGTAGTTGCTTAGTGGAAGTTCCGCATAAGAGTTACCCAATGTTGCGTTGGTCGTCCCATAGGACTTAATTGCCCAAGAAGGATCTTCTTTGTCACCCTTATATACTTTCTTAATGACCGAAGTTCGCTTTGACAATGGATACGACAAACTACCGTTAATTAAAACAGAAGACGCCCCAATGTATATGTTCGCCTTCTCCCTTACAATCATGCCATTTCCGACTTCAATCTGATTCGCACTTTCATGTAGTGTTATGCTGCCCTCCGGCTGAATTTGTTCGGCATATGGTGTGGCGAGTTGGTATTGAAGTTTGTACCGAGTATATTTTTTATCAGCAAACACGCGAGATTCTGTTGTTGGAACAGACGAACTTGTTTGAAAGTTAACATCATCCGTCCCTCCCCATTCAACCCACGCTTTTGGGCCACTTCCATTGTATGGAGCCATTCCAGTTGTGTACATACGCCAACCCCGAAAAAACGCCTGTATTTCCTGTGGTGTCGGCGTGTAATTATCTCCCCATCCTGAATCTGTGTTGTTAATATTTATTACTAACCTATAACCATTGGCAGAATCGCCTACCCCACCCATGAATACTTGGTCACCAGATGTACCTGGAGTCCCCCAAGCCAAATCTTGAAGAATTTTTCCATCATATTTAACTGTTCGGCTAGAACTCTTTACAGCATTGGAAAATCCCGATAATCCCACGGTTTTATAACCCGCAGCACCGGAAATAAACGACCAATTCAAACTACCATCCAAGTCCATCGTCTTGAAGCGATTCAATTTGTAGGTCTTTTTCCCCACGGAATACAGTGTATCGTAAACCGAACCGTCTTCACTTGAAGCAAGTTGGACTGGATACACAAGCATTTGGTCGTTTCGTGGTTTGAATGGTTTGGCTGTGTTCCCGATGTTAAGCATCGGGTTTTTGAAGTTTGCAACTCCCGTTAGCGCAGTGAACGATGCCGACAAGGTGTTGACTAAAACCTCCATATATACCGCTCCTGTCGGCGCGGTTAAATTTTCTCCTTGTAGTCTTGTTCCAGTTAATCTGACTTTATTAGCATCAGACCAATAAGCGTACATCACTGCGTTATCGCCGCTGCCAGTTACACCTAAAGAATATACTTGTCCTGAAACGACTGGCGCAAAGTATCTTAGGAAAGAGTTGCCGGAAGTTGTCGCATTGATCGTAACGTCATAAGGAGCGTTGATAGAATAGGTATCACCAGTTTGCATGCCTACTTCCCACTCACTAAACGGCGGTAACAAATTCTCCCCATACTTAATCATGTAAGGATTGACGATGCTTTTCATATCATCGACGTATGGGTATTTTGCGGCGATGTACCTTTGCGCTTCGAGGACGGAAAGTCCTTCAATATATGCCTTTTCTTCCGCTGCAATTTCATATAAACGAAAACCGTCTGCATATCCATATTGCCCACTAGAGCCAACCACTTGAAATCCAATATTTGCAGCCGAGGCTGTGCTGAAATCCGTAGGTGATAGAGTGATATAAGCTACCTCAAATGATGAAGTATTCGTTACATTTGAAGAAAATTTTGTTCCAGCGCCTCCAATAAGCTGGATAATGAGTCTTGTATAATTTGCATTTCCATTTTTTATATCTGCTACAAGCAGGTAATATTTCCCCGATACAAGTTTATTGAGATAGTCTCGATACGTATTTCCATTAGTTCCTGTAATTACAAGCTTATGTGCATATGATTTATATTTTGCATTGCTTGAATCTGTATACAACGTTCCACTAAATGTGTTCCATCCAACTGTATCTTCACAATTCCCATCACGTCCCAACAAATTCACCAACGTGCGACCTGTGATGTTTAGGACGTTATATGGTGCTGTTTTTGGAACAGTGATGATTTGTTGGCCAGGAGCGAGAGTAATGGGGATGGGAGCTGCAGGATCCAGTTGATCATGTGCATCTTTGATCCCTTGCTCAATCCGGTTCAAATCACTCTCCGTTACTATGTCGTCATACTGCCAGTTCGTTTTTGCGTTATAAGGCACTTTTGTTACCCCTCCTTCACGGTGATCGTATGTTTGATGATCGTGTCCGACGTTACCGGGATGTAGACGTTGTTTGAGCTTACGACCGTACCGCTGGCACTTTTCAGTTCAATGAGCGTGATTTCGCTTACGGATTCGGCCGGGACCAGATATTCCATCAGCAGTGTACTATCTGTCAATTGTTTGACTTGAAATGCTGAGATTTCATACGTACCGTTCAGTACGACTTTGGCCACTTTCTCATTCGTGTACTGCGCCACCTCATTAAGATAGCTTTGAAGGATCATTTCACCTGCACCTCCGTCCCACGATCGGCGAACGCCGTACGACCAACCCGCCAAGATGTCGAAAGCCGCGTCCGTCGTGTCAATTCCACCTTCCAGATGTGTTCTTCCAGCGTAATCCTGTCCATTAGTGACGTCGCTTGGATATAGACCAGGTTCGCCGGTTTGACCGCGTGGATCGTGTGCTGGATCTCCTTGAAAAAGGCCGCATCCGGAATGCTCAGCGTGACCTTGAGAATGAAGTTTTGAACATCGACTTCGATCGTAGCCCTGCCGGAACCAATGAGAAAATCAAGTCGTCCCTGCAGGTAGCGAACCGTAAACGGCGGCTTGGTCGAATATCGATTGATGAGCCGCTTTCGACGGAATTCTAGTGTTTCTGTCGTGGTATCCGCCCGAATCCCGAGCTGCAGCTCCCGGCGCTTGATTGCTTGTTCGCTCGCGGTGTCAACGAACTGATCATCAAGTAGTTGGGTGACTGCATCGGCGAGCGCATCGAACTCCGCGTTCTCTGCTTGGGTCAACTCCAAGAATTCCCGGATGTCGCGATACATACCAGGGAGGTAAGCAATTAGGTTAGCTGGCATTGATGGTCACCGTCCCTAACAGCGGGATCTCTTCGCTTTGTAATTCGATGTTGGCAGCTGCACCGTTCAAGTTCGTTCCCATGACATCCGTAATACCAGCGACCGCCAAGATGCGTGCCTCGATCTGGCTGACCCGCACGATCAGGTTATCCTCGTCCGCCCACATCTGCCGTAACGATAGCAGATAATCTCTGATGACCGATTCAATCTCTCCCTGCACCTGGCCGAGCGTTACGCCGCTTTGCAGCGTCACCGTAGTCGTCACGTTGACTGTTACATCATGTACGGCAGCGATGGTTACTTGGTGCCCGATCGGCGCCAGTCCCAATCCTACGCTGCTGTTCTGCTCTGGATCAATTGCCATTTGTACCTCGTCCACGAGCGTTGCCGAGGGAGAGTTGAAATCGGCCCCGATGATGGTACATTTCACCGTGCCGCCACCCTGCCAGGCGGGAAAAACCTTCACCCCTCCGACGCCCGGAACACAGCCAATTTTCTGTTTGTAATCAGCTATGTTTCCGCCGAATGGTTGCTCGCGGACGGCTTCGAAGTATTTTTTTCGCAAGTTCTCGTCGCTTTCTTCATCTTCTCCCGGGATAAGTACATCGGCCAGTTCAGCCCGGGCTAAACCGGCGATGTAGTCGATCGGTAGCATAGGTCCAAACTGTTGGTTACCTACGGCTCCGGGTGTCTCGCACTCAAGCGAGAACTGTCCGGCGGCCAGCCGTTCGACGACTCTGTAATTCAGTCCTCCGATTGAAAAACGGCTGGCGATTGGCACGTCCAGCGGGACATCACCACTGCCATAAAACAGCCCCTTCCGCCGCGCTTTGGTCGCTGGTCTCCGCTCAATGCCAAACTCGGCCGTCCGCCGCGCGAGCCATTCACCGGTTGCAGTGTCGGCGAAAGAAAGATTCAAGAGAATATCAACTTCCGCATACATCTGTGCGAGCTCCGCCGCCGCTGGAGCCAGGGCGTCGTAGATGACACTCCCCTCGCGCTTGTCTACGTCGTTCGGCACGCGGTCAAGCATGCGTTTCAAAATCACTTCGAACGTCTGATGTTCATACACCCGTCATCACCTCCTGCGCCGCCTCAAAGCGACCGAAATTCGAGACTACCGTGAATGCGACTTGCGCGGTGTCTCC